TTAATTAAAACTGTAGCTGCTAAAGCACCTACTAAAAGTTTAGCCATTCTGGCTTTATTTTTATATTTTTTAACTAAATCACCATATTCTTCACCTTTATTATCCATCCAATTCCTGAATATTGGACCAAATTTATCTCTTGATATATTTTGATCAGGATTACCGGCTAAATCTACTGCAAAATCAGTAACTAATTTTTCTTCTTCTGGGTTTAAACCTGAAATTTCTTTATTAGCTGCATCTATAGTTTCTTCATCAGCTTCTTTAATAGATGAAATAAATTCATGTAAGTTTTTATATTCGGTTTCACCATCTAAAAACTTTTCAAATATGTTTTTTTCCTTTAGTAAAGGGTTATTTAACAAATAAGAAGTTAAGTTAAAATTATCCATGATTAATATATTATAAATATAATAAAGGGGACCAAATACTTGATCCCCTTTTGTAATTACTTAGTAGTATTTAAACTACCTCACAAGCACCTCCAGCACAGGCTGCTTGGTCAACTAAATTAGTATCGTCACCAATTTCAACTACATTAATTAAATCAATATTATGAACACTAGCTGATAATTGTTCAAATTCTTCTTTAGTAATTGACTCAAACGGAGCTTGTTTATAAGTACCTAAGTCTTCAGGTAGGCAAGACATAGCTGAATATGAATCTCTGTTTTCCCACATCCACTCACCTACTTCTTTCCATTCACCTGCTTTAATATTAATAGTACAAGATACATTGTTATAGTTCTCACCTTTTCTATGTCCAGCTCTTACCCAATCTACATTAAAACGTTTTGTTCTTTCTAACAAATCAAAAGTAGATTCAGATCTTGTTTTAGCACCTTCCGGAGCCGCTTGAGGAACTGAAATTACAGCTTGTTGATTTGGTTTGAACAAATCATCCTCAAGCAACTCTGGATGGTATAAAGAAAGATATGTGTAAATAGCTTCGTTTTTACCTACTCGAATACGACGAATATAATAATCATCATGCCAAGCGTGAATTCCGCTTGAACAACCTAATACTAATGAACTTGTACCAGATGGTTTAACAGTTGTTACACGAGCTGCTTTATTAATACCAATTAATGCTGCTACTCGAGCATTTTCTTCTTTAGCTAATTTAGCTCCAGCTTTAAGATTAATTTTGTCTAATTTACCAGAAGCAATACCTGTAATACCTACACCTAATAAAGCATCACGCTCAGTTGTTTTTTTCCAAATATCTCTTAAATAATGGAAATCAGTGTAACTAGCTTGTAAAGTACCAATAAATGCTGCTGCTTTAGCTCTTTCATTAAAATCATCTTGATCAACTACATCAGTAGCATTAATTTCACATAAGTTACAGAATTGATATGGACGTAAAGCAATTTCAGCGCATGGATTAGTTCCAAAATCTTTATCATTAGAGAATAAAAATCCTGGTTCACCAGCGTTTGATGCTTCAACTTTTTCCCATAATCCCATAAATTCTTCTTTAGCGATTTTATGACGTAAAACTACAGCAGAGTTATTAGCACGACCACGTTGGGGATTGTTTTCCCACCAGTTTCCAAACTTACAAGTTAACATTTCTTCATCATCAAAGTCAAATAAAGAAATTAAAGCAGCTCTACGAATACCTCCTGACAATACCGCATCAGCTAAATGACAAAGAATATCATGACATTCAAGAGCAGTTAATTTAGAACCGTTTTCTTTACGATCAAGAATTTTTTGTACTTGGAATAATACTTCTTTTAATGGCTCAGGTCCTGGTGCTTTTCCTCCAGCTGTGATCAAATGAGCTCCTTTAGGTCTGATATCTCTAAAATCAAAACGTGGGCGAGCTCCACCTTTTAAATATGCTTTCATTAACATATGAACAGCATCAGCCCAACCTTCAATAGAGTCATTAATCAAATAACGTTTTTCTTTAGTTGGAACTTTAATTTCAGGAAGTTTATCAACGTGATGAGATTGAACAGAATAACCAACTCCACACCCGCTTAATAACAAAAACATTGCTTCTGAGAATGATCTGAAATCATCTACTGGAAGGAATGAACAGTTAAAAATTCGAGCATTGTTGATGTCAACAGGTTTACCGGCAAATTGAAGTGATCTCATTGATGGTAATACTTTTTTGTCATACACCATTTTATAAACTTCCTCAATTTCATTTTTTAAATGAGGGAACCTATCTAGGTGCATTTGTTTGTTTCTGTCAACTATTTCTTCCCAAGTTTCGCGACGGGATAAATCGGATCGATGGCGGGCATACTTCATATGGACCGTAATCTTGCTTAGTATATCTTGTGTTGTGTTCATAATTCTTAATTAATTTTTAGGGTAATGTAACCATAATGCTTATTTAACATTTTTAAAATCCATATGAAATAAAATTAGTTTAAATCTTGATCTGATTCAAGGTATAAAATAAAATCATCTAAAACTGCTTTATTTAGAGGGTTAAGAAAATCATTTCTGTATTCTTTTAAGGTTTTAACAGAAAATTCCTCATTTGTATTCTCATTAATCATAACCTTAAAGGTATTAATAGCTTCATTAATCTGAGTCATTTCTAACTCTTCATAATCACCATACGAGTAGCAATCATCAAGATAATTCTTAATAGCTTCGTTTAATGTTTGTTTTTTAATTACCATTTCCTTTAAATTCTTTTAAAATATAATTTTTAACTTTAATAAATTGTTCTTTTAATTTTTTCAATAACGCTTGTTTTTGTTGTCCAATTCTTAAACCTTTAAAAGGAACATTCACATGTGCCATTTCTGGTTCAAGATACTTTCTATACTCATTTCCTGCCAAAAATATAAATTTATCTTTGTCAAGATTATAACCTTTAGACTTTAGTTGACTTAAAACTTTGTCAGACCAAGCTTTTTTAGCATCTGAGTCAAAATCTTTTAAGGTTTTGTCATAAGGTGCTATTTTTTTCTTTAAAGGAAGTAAATGATGTTTAGCGGACAGGATATAAATATCACTATCATTTGTTAAACGTTTAGCATATGCTAAATTCTTTTTAAACAAATCAGATACATAAAGATTTTCAGCGGCTGCTGGTTTATCTAATTTGGTTGCTACACATGCTACTAATACAACTTTTGCCATAGAGTCTGCTATAAATATTAACTTGCTATTGCTGCACCACCTAATTCAAAAAACTTTTTACTAAGAAGTTGACGGTCTAAAGTATCAAAATCTCCCTCAGATTGTTTACTAAGTTTTGATATTTCATCATCACTCATTACTGAATCATCAATTTTAATATGTCCAGTAGATGTATCAATTTTAGCACCGAATGTTAAACCATCCATACCATATCTGTTTTTCATAATATGGAATCTACCAGTACCATTTACTTTATCTTGACGTTTACGAGATAATGATACAGCAAAATCAGTAATCATAATTTTATCATAAGAACCTGCTGCTTTATCACCTTCAATAATGTCATCTTTAGCACCTGCTCTATTTACCTGAGATACTGACCAAATTGGAACACCTAATTGGCGAGCTAATCCTTTAGTAGCTATATAGACATCATCAATTTCATCTTTACGTTCCTTTGAATTACGTTTTGAACGCAATAAATCAACATAATCAATAATAATTAAATCAGGTTCCATACCCATGTCTTTTAATCTTTGAACATGGCTTTCAATTGTTTGGATTGTTGCTCTACCTGTTGGAAATTCTTTGATAATTAATTTAGCTTCTAACTCACTAACTGCCTTTTCAACTTCTTCTCTATGATTATCAATATTATTAACAGGTACTCCAGTAAAGAAAGAATCATAACGTTTTCCAACATAACCTTCAGACAATTCTAAAGTATAATGTACAACATTATAACCTAATTTAACAGCTTGACCTCCTAAGGCTACTAATGACCAAGATTTACCACCACCTGGACTACCAAAAATTAATCCGAAATCACCATTACCTAAACCACCTACTAATAATTCATTAAACACTGGCCAAGGTGTAGGTACAAAATTACGAATATCATTTCTGTATCGAGACTCAACATCTTTATTATACTCGTGACCAATATTTTTTTCTTGGCCTGCTTTAAGAGCTGAATCTACTAAAATTCTGATATCATCATACATTCCTGAGTTTAATAACTCAACTGAACTTAAAAGTGCTTGTTTTAATTGTTGGTTTTTACAAAATGTACTAAACTCTTCTTCAACATATTTTAAATCATTTGAAGATAATTTGTAAGCTTCTTTTAATTGATCAATAACCGCTGTTTTTAAAACATCATTATCAAGTTTTTTAACTTCAATTTGAAGTGCTTCTAATGTAGGTGATGTATGATACTTATCAAAATATTTTAGAGTTTGACTAACAATCCATTGTAAAGATTGATTGTCAAAATATTCAGGACTAATAGTGTCCCTAATGTTTAGAATAAAGGACTTATTAGTTAAAAGAATATTTAGAACTTTTAACTGAAACGGTAGCCCATACTGTGATAATTTATTGAAACTATTTACCATAACTTTTATTAAATATAACTATCATTTTTTGGAAGTACAAAGATAAGTAAAAATACTTATTAACCAATTTTCTACATTTGGTATAGCATTTCCTAAAGTATCTTCTTGGTACATTTCCAAAAATTCTGCTTTGTTTAGACTAGACTTAGGATTATTTAACATTTCGTCAATTTCTTCCTTAGCATCGTCTGGGATGTTTGGATTGGATAAATCCATTAATTGTTCATTTATTTTTAATTGATGTTTAAAATTATAAACATTTCCATATAATGAACCTTTTGTTGTTTCTGATCCATTAAGACTTTTATTAATAATAAAATCTAAATCTACTTTACTTTCTTCTGTTAATTCTGGGAAGAATTTAACTAGTTTTTTCATACCTAAACCTTTAACACCAGGTACATTATCAGATGAGTCACCTAATAGTACCTTCATGTTTAAAAAGTTTGTAGCAGGAATACCAAATTCTTCTTTAACAGTTTTAGGAGTATAAAACAATTTTTTAGTAGGAGAATAAACTGTTACTTTATCACTAACTAGTTGTAAAAAGTCTTTATCTGATGACATAATAGTAACATCTCCATCGTATTTACCCGCTATATAACCGATTATATCATCAGCCTCTAAACGGTCGATAATTGTTACATCTACAGGAAGACATTGTAAATAATACATTAGTCTTCTCATTTGGTTAACAATAGATTCACTCTCGTCATCTTGAGATTCAAATCCTTCCCAATTAGTAATTCTTGAAATATGTCTATTTCCTTTATAATCAGAATACAAATTTTTCTTGTTCACTGTTGATCCAGGACCATCAAAAATCAAAATTACTCTAGTTGGATTAATATGCCTAATAGCAAATCCAATTGATTTTAGATACCCTGTTAATCCTCCAATATGATGCCCATGGGGGTTCATATGGTTAATAACAGCAAAACTTCTTAAAAATGTATTCATAGAGTCAACTAGGAGGACTTTTGGTTTTAAGTCCTCCTTAGTTGCTGCTTTTATATTGTCTAGTATAGATTTAAAATCTTTATTCATCAGTTGTATCAAAAATATCTCTTACGTCTTCAGAAACTTCACTTTCTTCGATAATATCAAAGTCAGTACTTCCTAATACTTGAAGCCATTCATGAGCATGATCTTTTTTATACTCATTGACCGCTTTAGGATCTTCTTCAATAAATCCGTGAGGAGTCATAATAATTCTACCCATTGTAGTAACACCATTAACGTGATTCTTATCTACAGATACTTTAGTACGTTTAGCAAATTCAACTTGTTTACCATCTTTAGTTGCTTTAATCTTAGATGTACCTGAATTTGTAATGTTACCAAATGTAACTACTAAAGTTGAATCAAAGAACATAGTATTTCCACCTTTGTTCTTCATTTTAGGCATTTCCATTGGTGTAGCTGGTTTATCAACCCAAATTTTATTGATACAAACTAATGAATTGGTATATGGTGATGATTCTTTTCTTGATAACAATATACGTTGGTTAACATTATTACCAAATTGAGTACTCATAGCACCTGCATTCCACTCATTATTGTTTTTGTTTGACTTAACAGACATTTCACATGGAACAGAACCAATTGAATCCCACAAGAAACATAAGTCATAAGGTAAATTACCTTTCTTTTGTTCATCAAGTAGGTCAAGAATAAATTCTGCTACATCTTCTACTGTATTTAATCGACCTCTATCTACATAAATAAAGAATCCATTATAATCAGTAACTTCTCCTGTTTCTTTGTCAACAATTTCTTCAACTTGGAGACCCATCATCTTAGCGTGCTCCCAAGACCATTTCATCTCAGTGATAATAAACACAGGCAAAATACCTCGTTTCTGAGCATTAACAGCTACTTCAAGTAGAGCTGTTGTTTTGCCTGTATCCGAATGACCACGTAACAAAGTTATGTGACCATGCGGAATACCAGGTAATGTTACAATGTCTTGAAAGGCTGAAGATAAAGGAATCCACTGCTGCTCTTTAAATTTAACACTACTAGCGCTTAAAAATTTTGATTTCTTAAATGAATCGAGACTAAAGGTGCCTTTTACAGCACCTTTAACCGCTTCACTAGCTGAGGTTTCACTTTTCTTAGCCATAAAGATTAGTCGTTAAAAAGTGAATCAAATTCGTCTTCGTCAAAATTGCTCTTCTTTTTAGGAGCGGGTTCTGAATAGGTTGATTTTGGAGTTTCTTCAACAAATGGTGATTCACTTTCAGAATCTTCTGATGTTTCAGCTTCTGCTTCTGGGTTAAGATAACTCATCAACATATCCTTCATTTCATCAAACTCATACTTTTTGTAAAGTGTAGTAACATCAGGCTGTTCAGATAACCATTCTTTTACTTGAGAATTATTATCACTTAAAGCAGTTTGTTTAGTACGAACACGTGCTGATGACTTATTGTACATAGTACCATTAGTTTCAGGTCCTGTAGTTTCAATCAAGATATCACGACCATCAACAACTGCTGTGTAGTCCCCGATATCCTCATCCTCAGCCATAGATAACAATTCCATGTACATGGCTTTACCAAACTCCCACAAACGTACTCCTTTTTCTTCTTCACCACGAACAATTACAGGAGCAAAAATACGCATTTTTGGCTCAATTTTTTTAGCCAAACGCCAATTTTCTTTGTCAGAAGTTTTACGAAGTTGTGAAACAAACTCAACAATTGGATCTTTTTCACCCCAATTTGTTAGAGCAGCCATTGAACGATTTCCAACTCCATAATGGAAGAAAACCTCTTTAAATGGGTTAGACTTGTCGAATTTTGAAGGTACAATTCGAATTACCTGTTTTCCTACAGTTGGTTTCCAGAAGTGTTTTGAACGATCTTCTTTGTTACCACCTGGTTTTTTGTTTTGCAATGTTTGCAAGCGATTTTTAATTGCATTTAAATCCATACTCATATTGTAACTTTATTTGTTACTAATATAACTAATGGATTCTAGAAGGCCAAACTTAGAGTTCAATAATTTTAAAGATTTTTGTACCTACTTTTCTTAATGTATCATTTTGAGTAAGTAAAATCATATTCCTATAATCAAACCAATCGATTTTATAATTAGGATCTGCTATTCCTTCATTTAATGATCTGATTAAGGTATTAAGAGCGTTTATAGTATATAAAGTATTTGTTTCTTTTTTTCTATGAACTAAAATTGTATTATAAGGAATTTGATTATCAAAAGTTGATCGATCAATATTATAAGTACAAATATATTCTTGAGTTTGTTTAGACTCTAAAACAAATATTTTATTATATAAAATTGTATATTGGGATGTTATATCGGCGATTGCCTCGTCTAAATATTCTCTTTGGACGAAGGTGCAAAACAGTTTATTACTCACAGTTTCTTGGTTTATTGGTCGCCCGATAAATATGTCATCAATCTGTGAAACCGTAATTTTGTCCATGTTGAAATTTAGTTTTAAAACCGTTTTTTTCTATAATTGATTTAATATCAACCAAACATTGTTTAGTATCATGTTTAGAAAAATCAAACAAAATTGAATCATAAGTATACATCACAATCTTAGTTTGTTTATCTTTTAAATACTCAAATAATTCAGTTAATATTTTAACATTATTTTCTGTTTCTTTACTTTGAATTAAGTAATTAAATAGCTTTTGTGGTGATGGGTTATCTAACTTGTCTTTAGATAATTTTCTAAATCCACCTAAAAATATAAATCCTAATGTATTAAAGTCTTTCCATAATTGACTTACAAAATCATTAATTTCTTTAAAATAAGGCTTGTCTCTTAATTCTGGTCTAATACCTCCGTATAAATTTTGGAATGTTATTTCTTTAGCCTCATTTTCATCTACTTCCATTACTTCAGCTAAATGTTGATATGGTTTATCTCCTAAATCATAATTGACTAATTTAGAAATAATACTTGGATGATAAGCTGAAAAATCAAATTCTACTAAAATATCATTTGATGGAATAAATGATTGTCTAGCTCCATTTTCTTTAGGTAAAGCTGCAAAATTAATATTATTAAAAGCATTACTAGGTCTAGTTGTAATATTATATAAATTAAACTTAGTATGTATTTTATTTTTAGTTATTGAAAATTCATCATGAGTTGTTTCAAAATAATTTTTAAATTTAGATGGTGATATTTTAATACCGTTTTCTTCTATGGTTTTAAATACACCTGTATACTCATAATCAAAATATTGATCAACTTGATTGTCTAAATAATCTTCAACTAAAGGATAAATAGATTCCCATTTCTCATAATGTTTTGAGATTGGGATTAAACTATTAACATTATTCCTAAAGTAATGTTGTCTGTAGAAATAGTTGTGAGCAACTGTGTTATATTCATTAGTTTTGATAGCATCTTTTCCATCATTTATTAATTTAAAATTTATATCAGTACATTGTACAGTTTCTGGAATGAAATAATCATGAAATTTCTTATCTATAACATGAATTATTTTATGTTGTTTTATAAAATCTAATACTTGAGACCAGTCTAGATTAAATGATTCAGTATGATTAATAGGTAAAATATAACCTTTAGTTTGAGAGCATCTATAATAAACACAATTTACACCTGTTAATTTAGGGTGAAAAGAATCATTGTTAGGTATAATATTGATAAAACAACTATCATAGCAACTATTTAACTTTAAGTACTTAAGTTGATCAGATGTTTCTATTATATAATGCATTTAGCTAATTATAACATAGAAAGTTATAAAAGCCAAATTAAGGTTCTATAATTGCACCTTCTGTTAAATTAGATAGATATAAACTAATTCCAGGACAGTTTTTTTCGGCTTCACTGACCGATCTTTTATTTGAACTGTAAACTCCTGGTCTTATTAATATATTATTCTTATATTGGTCTTCCAAAGGTCCTCTAACTCTCCATAATAAAGAAGTTAAAATATACATTATTGAATGATATTCTGAAGGATTCGCTAGGAGATTATTGTATGTAGACTGTGATAATTCATCAAACTTTAGTCGTGTTGACGCCTTATATTTAATGAAATAACGTGTTTTAAACCCAATATCATATTCACTTTTATCAATAATAAAGTTACTAGGTTGAATAGGTTTAGCATTAGGACCTAATATATTAGGTGATTTATTAATTTTATTATATCTTAAAGTATCACTGTTATATCCAGAATTATCATCTGAGTATGATTGGGGTAAAATTGATTGAAGTATAACAGATGTATTATCATGTGTTTTACCAGTCCAATTATTTCCATAAACATCTTTATGGTAATATCCTTTATACCTAATGTTTGAAGGAATTGTAAATTCATTTCCTTCTGTATAATAATATTTGTCTAATATTTTTCCTTTAGGTATATACATAATTAAGGTCTATATTGAATATTTGAATTAACTGGGCGTCGAAGAGTGTTAGAATTAGTTAAAGGTCGTATTGTAGTCATAGCTTGAAACTTTTCAATAGTTTGAGCACCGTAGTCACCACTATCTAATCCAACATAAGCATAACTATTTGTTGAATTATCTACACCATTTATATCTGGATTCTTTTGGACTCTAAATAATGGATAATATTTACTTAACCAATTAGTAAAGAACCAATTTGAACTAGGTATAGTTGATAATACTTCATCAGATAAAGATCTTAATACAGATAAATTGGCTATATCATTATTTGAATTTACTGTTTGTAAATAATCTCTAGAATTAGTTGATAAAATATTAGTATCCATATTCCAAACACCTGTTGTCACTGGGGTTGAAGCTACTCCTCCAGTTCCGTAAAAATTATAAGTTTCATTTGTTTTGCTAAAAACTCTATTATTAATTATATAAGTACCATTATATCCATTTAAAATATTTTTATATTGTTTTTTATCTCTACCAACGTTATTAAAATTACCAGTGCCTAAATCTTCTCTAACTTGAGTATAATAGTCAGGAATGAAATATGAACCAGAATATCCTGAAATAGATCCCTAACTATATGTTGTTCTATATGATTCTATTTCTGTTTTATATTGATTTAAAACTTCTCTAAAAGTTAATGAATTAGAATTTGGTGTTGGGTTGAAATTAGCGTTTAAATCATTATTAGAAGCATTATTTAAAGTATTATCTATCCAATATTGAGCAAATTCTGATATACCATAATTGTCTGGAAGGGTTGAACCTCCTCCTGCTAATTGTTGTTTAACAGGCCAGTTAAATTCTGTTCCTCTAGCTTGACCAAATTCAAAAATATTGATGTTATAGTAATCTAATACTCCTGTAGTATTTTGAGCTAATTTTTTTAATGCCAGTTGTCTATCTGTAGCACGAATAGTAGCAGCGGCATTAGATATAGGTTCATCTTGTAAAATATTACCTTCTAAATATGTAGACGCATTTTTATTTAATTCACCTTCAGGTATATCATCAAACATATAAGTAACTATAGCTCTTATTGCTTGATATGTTATAAAATCTCGTATAATAAGGAAATTTAAAGTTCTATAAAAAGCTTCATTAACGGCTTCTACAGATGCTTGCTTTCTAGCTTCTGTTAAAGCAGTAGTTAATTTAGTTAAATTACTAGAAAGTTTACCATCATCCAATAAACATATTTGAGTTTTTAATGTAGTAGTCCAATCATTTTTAGATAAATCATGACTAATACCTGTAATAATAAATCCTAATTTTTTATTATAATAATCTCTAGGTAAAATATTTTTATTTATTGTAAATATTTGTCCAATAACAAATCCTCCAATTCCATCTAATGTTAATGATAATTCAAATGGAATTAAAGCTTTAAAATTTATATCAGGATTAAATTGAAGTAAAAATGTTCTTAAAGCTGAACTAGAAGCTGGAGGATTGTTTGGAGATGTTATTGAATATTGAGGAGAATATGAATTGAAATCAGCATTTCCTATAACATAATATCTTAAATAAGCAACTAAAGCTAATAATTTATTATATAATTTATCTCCACCACCTGATATAGTTACAGGAGTATGGGATGAGTTGTCTGGGGTTGAAGATACATCTTTATTTTTAGCTATTCTATCTGTTAAACCAGCATTAAATAAAGTTTGTGTTGAAGAGTAAATATCACCAATATTACCTTTATTTTGAGCTGCTATAGCTATCATTGTAGATTGTTCTGGGAATATTCGTGATGTTATTTTGACATCTCTACAAATGCTTTTTAGTCCCATTAAATCAAATTGGAATTTTTTACTTGTAACTCTATTAGATGGATCTTCTACATAATAAACATCTCCAATTTTAATAACATTATTATTAGTAAATACTTTAAAGTTATTTAAACCTCCTAAAGCTGTTGAAATTCCATTTAAAACATTTTGAACATATGATAAAACATCTACACCATCATTATTTGTAGATGAGTTCATACTTTTAAAAGTTTTTAGTAAGAAATCAACATTAATATTTACATATTCTAAAACTCCTAATTTTTTATTTTTTAAATAAAAATCTTTAACATCTGTTCTATCATTTTGATCAGCTTTTAATAATTTAGATAATATTCCAGTATTACCGGCTGAAGCATATTGGGTATATAAAGCTTGTATTTCAGGAAAAGCATTAGAATTATCAACATAACAAACACTAGGGTCAACAGAAACAGAATCAGGAGCTGCTAAACAATATGTTGGGTTACTAGATGGATTATTTATGTCAAAATAAACATAAGCTTGTTTATCATCGGTTTTTAACATAAAATAAGCATCCATAATAGCTAACCACATATTAAAAGATATATATTCATTAAATTGATTTACAGTATCTTCATCAGTACTGTCATATTTTTTAATATAAGGTTGATTATTAGATGAAATTTCGTTAAATAAAGGTACTAATTTATATGAAGTTTTTCTTATTATATCTCTATCTTGGAATCTACTTCCTATATCATTTATTGATGTTTGAACTTGAGAAAAATCAACACCAGTATATGATCCTGAAATAAAATCATTTTGGTCTACTCTTGCTTTTAAAGATAAAAGAACTTTTTCATAATCTGTATATTCATAACTTCTTATTTCATTTGGTCTAGATAATAAATTATTTGGAGTAGAAGTACTTTCATTCGGGTTTGATGATATTTTTAATGAAGATATTACTTCTCCAACTGATATTAAGGTTGTTGTACATTCATAACCACCATTACTTAATAATGTCCAGTTAAAATTCCTTACATATCCTAACATAGCATCATAATTACTTCTAGATTTTTTGATTTTTTCATCAACTAAATTAAGAACTAATTCTTGACTTAAATTAGGGGAATAAGCATCTATAAAAGGTGTAGTAAATGGAGAAATGTTTAAATTGTTTGAACTAACATTAACATTTGCCCCACTTTGAAGAGAACTACTTAAAGCAGCAGCGGTTGAATCATTATAATCTATATACTTTGACCATCCCCATTCTAAAAGAACTGAGTAACCAGGTCTCATAAAAAGGATTTCTAGTTCTTCTAATTGATGTTTATCCCAACAATAAAATTTAATTTGGGCTTCTCTTAAAGAACCATAAGCACTTTTACTGTATATATCAACTGAAGATATACCTGGGGTTGGTCTGATTCCTAATGGTCTGTTTACTGCTCCAATGTTTTGATAGGCGGGAATGTCTAAATCACTTCCATATAAGGCATTTAACTTATCAACACCTCCTCTTAAACTTTGTTGATCATTAGTTCTATTAGTATAAGGAGTACCACCAAACAAAACATATTTTTTAGATAATTCATTACCTGTATAATAACCAGTTTGTTTATAATTAACAATATTATTATAACCAATTTCTATATCTTTCCAACTATCATAATCAACTAAAGAAGTCATTTTAACCCAAGAATTTTTAGACATATAACCAACAAGTTGATTATTTCTAACATTTGAGTCTTCGGAAGATATAACTTTTTCACGAGCCCTAAGTTGAGCTATGACTTCAGGTTTAAGGGTATCTCTAAAAATTGACATAACTTTTTATATTTTTAACTATTTAATGTTTCAAACTCATCTAAAATTTGAACTATATCTGTTGGGATTCTTAATTGAAAGCCTAAATCAGGGTATAATGAATCTTTTGACATTTCAGGATTAGCTACTTGTATAACCCACCATAATGTTGGATCACCGTAAAATTGATTAGCTAAATTATCTAATCTATCACCATCAATTGTTATAATATATAAATCATTTTCTGATAAAGGGATAAAAGGATATCTAGTAGAAGAATAATATCTTTTACCTTTAGATGTTTTTAGTTGATTTATATTTTGATAACGATTCATTTTTATATTCCTAAATCTTGAGTGGCTTGTCTAGCGGCTTCAGAATTAAAATCTATTTCCCTTGTAGGGGTTTGTTTTTTATCTGATGTGTATTGTATAGGTAAATATTTGTTTTTACGGATAGTTTCAGCATTTTGAACAATTAAACCGTTTTCATCTGTTGTATTATAATTATTAGTAATATTATAACCTCCATATCCATTATATGCTTTTATATCTGGGGTAAAGAATGGAGCTGTATATTTATCTATTGTATTTCTTCTTGGTACAAAAGTATGAATTGGTTTAAATGACATTCCTACAACAAAAGATTTAGGCATTTCTAATTGTCTATTATCAGTTCCAACTCCTGAGTCTCTTTGTTCTGGTTCATTTAAAGCTATTTCCCAATTATGGTCTAAGAAATTAGATAATCTTAAAGAAGTAATTACACCAGGTTGTCTATAGACATAATCTCCTATTGTTAAATAATGATAATTACCTCTCATTAATAATCTATCACTATAGTCAGGTGTTAATGAAGAAGCTAAATAATTTATTTTATTCCATACAGGAGCCATTTCTTCAGGAGTATGGGCAAATACAGTAAAAGATAAAGAAATATCTCTAGAGTAACCTTCATATACATAGAATGGTTCACCTCTACCCATATATCTATATTCATTCCATTTAGCTTCAAAGTCATCATCCATAGAGTTTAAGTAAGCTCTAAAAGCTAATACTTCATTATTATTAACTCCTGGTTTATCATTGTTGTTGACTTCAATTCTGAATTTAATTATATCACGACCAAAGAAACCTGAAAGTTTATCTTTATAATCTGTACCGTTTTGAAATAATTCTGGTTTTTGTGCTGATGTAGCAGTTCCTGAATTATTATAAAATGTTCCTGCTTTTGTTATATTAATAGTATTTATAGAATCAACAGCTCCCTTTTGACTTTGCCAATTATAAGTGTTTTCTCCTGGATTATTTTTATAAGCTAAATTTTTATTTGTTGATACACCTATTCTATTTTCAACATTATAAGCAGGATAATCAGCAGCTGTACCTGCTGTATAAGTAGATCTAAAATCTTTAAAATCTTTATTAAAATTATCTTGACTAGAATTAGGTAATAAAGGTTGAGATGTATTAAATAAATTATCCCAATCTGAATTAAAGTTATTTATTTTTGAATATGAAAAAGCATAGTTTCCTGAGTCATTAAAACCATCTTTATCTGTTGTAGCATCATTTAAAGGACCTGTGTTTCTAACTCTATTAATAACAGTTGAACCAATACCATATAATGAATCTGATCCTCCATTTTGAGATCTTATAACAAAATCACCAGGTTCATTAGACATATTATCAAAATATGTTACTAATCTATTAGCTTTTCTATCTCCACTATCAAAAGTGGTCATATTTTGGGCAGCTATTCCGGGATTTTTGCTACCATAGTCTCCAGCATATGAAGTATCATTTACAAGTAAGCCATTTTGATCAAAATGTATACCAAAAGGAGATGAAGCAGCATTTAAATTAACACTAGCTATGTTATATTCTCTATTATATGTTCTTTCGTCTGAAGTAGAGTTACCTAAATTTTCAAATTGTGGATTTGAACGATTTAAACCTATTTGTTTAGTTAAAAATAAAGGACCTTTAACACCATTTTGTACATTAATGTCTGTTAAAAATTTACCTAATCTAACTTCATCTCTAAAAACTGCTAAAGCTGTATTTAAAAAACCACCTCTAATTAATCCACCATCAAATTGATCAAATTGGGCTGGAGGATCAATACCGACTTGAACGTAAGGTTGTCCACTATCACCTCCACCTCTAATATCATTACCATAAGGTAAAGAAGTTTGGGTGAAATTTCCCTTACCACCGTAGTAGTAGTTAAAGGTGTCTACACCATTATATAGATCCTTTAAAAATGGCATTAATATCTACCATCAATAGGCCCTCTATCCCTATAAGTACCTGTACCTCCAACACCACCTAAAGATGGATAGAAAGGTATTCCTTCTACTCCATTAGGAACTGATACTGGTGGAGTTGATGCTGGTTTAAAATAGTTAGCACCTGGGATTTGGGCTGATAATCTACCTGAGATTAAGTCTTGAGAAGCTACTAATGTGCCTCCTCCTACAAGAGCTTGAATATCAGAAGTAGATGCTTGACCTTCGTTTTCAAAAGGAACAATGTTTGTTAATTTGTTACCCTCTAAACTTAAGTTTTCTGGGGTTGGTTTAGATAATTGATCAATAATTGGCATAATTGTATTGTTTTGTTATAAATATTAACTTTTATTATCTATTAAAAGCTGTTTGATTTTGACTTGCATTAGTTGACCATTTTCCCATTTGGTCACCATTCATATTGACAACAAATGTTTTATCAGTACTTGATCTTCTAGTTTGTTCGGTAATAGCTTCTTTTACTTCTTTTAATCCATTAAGTAATTCATTATTACTACCAGCATATGATGGAGTGTTTTGGGTATTAACATTAGCACCTGCTCCTCCTCCACCTCCACTAATATTAACACTTTCTCCTTCTGGGATAGTTGAGTTGATTAAAGCTATAGCTCCAGCGGCGGCTGCTAATCCAAGACCAACAGCTAATGGACTTGTTAAGCCTGCTGTTAATGCTTTTGCTGTTGCTAAAGATTTTTCAGCGCCAACAGCTGCTTTAGTAACTCTAGCAAATGCTACCATTCCTTGAATACCACTGGTTATACTAGAAACTAAATTAAAAGCCATTATTCCAGCTATAGTACTAAAAAGAACTTTTAAACCACCAGCTGTTGAAAGCATATTAGTTAATCCATTTAATATAGCGCCAATAGGACCTTCAGCTATCATAACAAGACTTTCTTGTAAACTAGTAACTAAAGCATTAAGTTTTTCTTGTAATGAAACTTCTTCATATTGGGCAACTAATTGTTCACCACTAGCAGTTTGTCTAACTTGATTTAAGAATTGTTGTCTAGCTGTTTGATCTTTAATAGAATCAGCTTGGGCTTTTAATTGTTCAAAAGTTCCAAATCCAGTTTCTTGTAATAATTGTTGTTGTTTAACAGCATCAGCCATTTCATTAGCTGTTAAACCTACAGATTCAGCTAATGCTCTTTGTTGAAGTACATTTAAATTTTGGAATTCTTCTAAACCACCAGCTTCTTTCATTAATTCTGCTGCGGCTTCAGCTGATTTACCTTGTAAAGCTAATGCTCTAGCTCTTTCAAAGTTTAAAGATTTATTAGTTAATAATTCAGCTTTTAATTCATTTTCAATTGATGATTCAAAATTTAATAAAGAATCAGCCTGTTTAGCAGTTTGTTCTAAAGTTAAACCTAATAGTTGAGCTTGAACAACAGCTTGAGCCAATAGTTTAGGATTATTTTTATATTGAGCAGCTAATTGACCAGAGATTTGAGCTACTTCAGCTAATACTTTTCTAAAATTAAGGGCAACACCTGTTTGAGCTCTTAATTGAACTACAGTATCAGCTACAGTTGTATA